TTTAAGGGCCCTTCCCCTCCCTCCTTAGTGGGAATTTTGTAGGCGTAGCGGGCCAAAATTCCATGCGATTAGCTCAGGCCGCATGGCCGTGCTGCGCACCCCCTAAAGGGGACCCCCGCTTCTGTTTGCTATACTCAACACTCGTAATTCTTTTTTAACCTTTTATTATGAAAACAAGAAAAAAACACGTTTATCTGTTCCGACGGGGTCTGAGCCTCTCCATCCATCCTCCAGTATGACTCACAGATCCACCACCACGAGGCAGAGGCCTGTCGCCAGTTCGTCGTACATAATGCTGCCAAGCAGCAGTGTACTGCTTGTGCGAAGTCCCTCTATTCGCTAACTCACGCGTTAGAGGCAACATCAGCTTCCGCGAATACTGATTCCACCCAAACTTCTTCCTAATAACTTGAAACATCTCATTGACGAGGCGAATAAGCTGCTTAGTGCTCATCTCCTTCAGAGACTCACTCACAGCTCCGGTTAAAGTCATTGGTGAATCAGTTACCTCCATCAGTTCCTTATACGACCGTACGAAGGACGCCAGAACGGAAGTCTTGTACGGGACCGAGCAATATTGTATTTGATGGGGCGACGTACTGAGTACGCCCTACGAGGGATTCGTCTCATAGCTCTTCTCATAAACGCCATATTGAGCTCTTTCTCTTAAGCCGCAAATATCTTCTATGCTTGTTTGTCCATTCCAGTTCCACCCGATCATCAATTCCATTGTGGTTCTTGTCAATCATACCACCAACAGATTTCACACTATGTACTTTGTGAGACGGAATCTCCTTATACAGATACCAAGCATTTCTCTCCTTCTTCCAGCGATACGAAGGCATCCCATGATGCAATCGATTCATCTCTTCTTCAGACAAATCTTTCGTAAGATGCCAATTATCATTCGCCGAACGCTCTATCTCATTCACAACTGCTGACCGCTGATCAGTCGGCTCTAACCAAATACGCTCACGCGTCATCTTGTGACGGTTCCTGAAACCACTTACAGCACTAGCAGTTATACTTGACACGTCCATCGCAAATATCGTTCTGCCACATTCACCGCTTGCGCTTCTTTAGCGACGCAAACGAACCAGGCATGATGCCAACTTGAGAGAGCAACCACTTCGTTCGCATACCTACAGACGTATACAACGCTGGGGCCATTGAAAGCGCCTTCTTCAAAGCTCCCTTCACATTGCCTTGCACTAACTCAACTCCCATACCAGGTGCACCTTTCAGAAACTCAACAGCAGCTCTATTCGCTAGAGACCAATCCGCTTTCTCTACCATGCGGTTTGCCTTACTCCTGCTAATCAAACCTCTCTCATACTGTGCAGAAATGTTCGCATAAGCAATATCATGGCGCCTAGCAGCAGCATCAACACCATCAACAGGCTTAACACCACGTTCTACCTTCCCGTATATATCGGTACCAGGACCCAAGTATTTGTATCCAAACCACTGCTTGTCTGTTTGTTTGCCAGTCGGCGCATACTCTAACCGAGTGTCCGACATGGAGAAAATATCTTTTATTATCTAAAACGGTGCAGCATCTGCATCGTACGCACACGCATAAAAGCGCATAGAATAACCAGGATTGGTCGCATTCCAAGCGGTGATCGTGCCATTGTTGGCAAGATAAACTCTAAAAGAGTCACCAGCTTTCAGACTAACAGCAAACAAACTCATCTGCACAAGGGTGTTGAGACCTGCAGTATATCTCTCATTCACACGTTGTCCACTAGAAAGAGCCAACACACCAGCAATAGAACGCTGATAAATCGACGAATTGGATGGTTTGATCTCAATAGCAAGTGCATTTGCGGCATTCCACGCACCACTAGCACCGTGGAGACTAATGGCAACAGTGAAATCACAATCATGATCAGCGACAAGCTCACGCGTAGCAGCATTTTGACTGAAATACTGGTGCGCTCCAAGAGACGTGTTCGTAATCGTGTCAACCTGCCCTTCACCATACAGCCAACAAGGTGTGCCTATAGCAGCTGCAGCAGCAGACCTGAACAACACGTGATTCGCACTAGACATAGATGCAGCAGTGACAGTACTGACTTGCTGAGACAACGGAGCAGCAGTCTGAATTGCTTCGTTCATGCTCTCTGCCTTGCCAAACGACACAGAATACTCCACGTACACACGGCCATACGTCACCTTGTACGTATCACCAATCCTTCTTTTGGCCGCAACCCAGTCATCAACAGCCAACGCAAAATCAGTCTCAGTGTCCACATACTGAACACCATACAAACCAGGAAAATATTCCAAAGGATCAAAGCGAAACTGTCCCTCTTTGATGATGATGGGAGGATAATTCTCTTTGATATAATACTCGGAACGAGAAGCACAGAGAGACTGGGGAACAGAGAGCATGTGTTTCGCCCACAGCGCACCATGCACAGACACACCACGCTGTGTGAGATCACCCATATCAAGAGGGGCTCTGTATCTCTGAAAGTTAGTAGGGTCGGGATCATACCACATCGCAAGCAAACCATTCTGACTGGAAGTACACTGTGGCTCATACACAAACTTCAAGTCATTGATCTTGAAAGTTTGGAAAAGCTTCGCCAGCTTACTCATCCACGGAAACAGTTGAACATTCGTGGGATCAAGCACTGCACTCATGACAGCTGCAGACTTCTCAAACTCAGTAGCAATATCGTTTCCATCGACTTTCGTGACAGTTATGTTCTGAAACACAGCACCAACGTGATCCCTGCCACGAACAGTGATTCCTTGACGACCCTGACCTTGTCCTACACTAGTGGAACTCGCGATAGGAGCCACACGGTTATAAAACTTGTTTGCAGAAAAACGAGACATCTTGCTCTGAAACGAGAAATAACAAATGATACTTCTCGGTATTTATTTCTCTCAAACTACTGCTTGGCAAGTCTAAAATTCGCAGAACAAGCAGAATTGAACACAGACTTGTTCTTGGGAGTGGGCACATACTCGCCAAAAAGAGTCTCAACAGATATCCTGCGTTTGAGTTGACCAATGTCTTCCTCAGAACGATCACGATAGAGCTGTTCGACAGAAAACGGACAAGTAAAAATGATTGTCTTCGCAAGCAACTGTCTTGAACCACCCTTCGTCTCAACACGGTACCCATAACGGTCGCAAATCCGAAGAAGCTCATGGAAAGTACAAAAATCCTTGCGGAAATCATCAACAATAATAGACTCATGCGCATCATAACCCTCAAACCAGCGCAAATTCTTGCCACTCATCCAAGAATCGGGAAACTCCTCTTTCGCTTTCCTCGTCTTACCAGAGCCAGTGGAACCATAATACCATCTCACCTCTGTCACAAAATCACGCTCTTTCTCAACATACTTCAAAATAGCCTCTGCACACTTGATTCCTTGATAGGAACCAATCTCTCGGGCAATCTCACGCATTCCACCACCATCCTCAAGAATCTCACGCACTCTAGTAATGTCGGTCCTCCTCCCTGGAGCAGCATTCTCACCATACTCCCAGGGCCCCTCAACACGCGAATCTTCTTTCGTGCAATAGGTTACACACTGTGCTTCATTGCCCTTGCACGTCTCACAATGAACACCACTCTCTGGAGGAAAAAGTTTCACAACTCTCTCACGCGAAACAGCCGAAGAAAAACGAACATACCACTGATAGTGCAGCCGACCAGTTTGAGGTGCCCTCTCAAGCTGGAAAGCGTAACGCACTACAGCATGGTCCGCCTCAAAGAGTCTCTTAAGTTCCTCGGGGCTACAATAGTGCCGACGACCTTGATCTGAGAAGCAAAAAAAAAGTTGAACAACGGCCGTCAGTTCAAAGTCAGGAGAAAGAATCGAACTTTCAACGTAGCGCACGAATAATCGCCATGCATGTCCCTGCCACTGGCCCTGACTCACTTAGGAACTCTGATGGACAAACGATTGCAAATTGTCCTCAAGCCTAGAGCACAACTGCAGCAATGACATGGACGCACCGTCCACTCTTCGAGGTCCGGCTCTCCGACGTCCAGCATCATCGGCCTCGGCAAGAAGTCCGTCGGTGGAACCTCCGGCCTCTTCTTCGGCGCCTTCGGCACCTTCTTCGAGATCCTTCTTTTCTTCATGGGGGGTGTTGCCGGCTCCTCCGGCTCCTGAACGATCGGCATCGTCTCGATCGTTGAACGTCCCTGTCCAACGGTGCCCACGCGGCGCATTGCGCGCTCTCTTGGGGACAGGGGGGGCGATTGGACTGCCGTCATGCCGTTCAGAGGACCGCCGATCATCGGGAATGACGAGGGCGGCTGGGCGTTGTCGTTGACGGGGCTGAACCTCTGATCCGGGCGAATCCATGCGTCTTGTCTCACGAGCTGAGAGACGCCAACAAAGGAAGAGAAGAAGTGTGAACAAAATGCGTCTGACAGCACCAAGTGCAAACGACAGACAACACGTTCACGCCACAATCAGGCATAAAGAACATGCACTGACAAGGTTTGCATCTCACCTTAGGAGGCGAAGGTAGCTCGGAGTCGACAAGAGTCCACGTGGGTTCACGAGAAATGGGGGTTTGCATGATCTGAAATTTTGCTTCTGCTGAAAAAAGCTTCCTTTTTTGCCAAAACTCATTTTTTGCCGGAACTTTCACCAATCGAGCAAGTTCCAGTCGCTTTTTCCTCACATTTTCCTCGGAAAGCTCCTGATTGGTCCAATATTGCGGGAAACAACCTGATTGGACCAATTTGGCGGCAAATGGCGGGGCGCAAGGCACCAATTCTCAAAACGCCCCTGCGCTTTCGACAAACCCCCAAGCGTGTGTCGTGTGCTTGTCATTTACGTTCATCTTATGAAATATGCATTTCCCGATATACTGACAACTGACAATATTCTAGTTTACACTATTTGCAACAGTTTCGCAATATTTTTTTCCCAAAAAAATGCTCACAGCCACTCCACACTCAATCTATTGGCCAACTACGCCGGCCAATAGAAAACAAGACAGTTTCGGTGCACAGCGGTGTCACACGGAGGTCGGGGGTAATACTAGGGCCTTTAAGGGCCCTTCCCCTCCCTCCTTAGTGGGAATTTTGTAGGCGTAGCGGGCCAAAATTCCATGCGATTAGCTCAGGCCGCATGGCCGTGCTGCGCACCCCCTAAAGGGGACCCCCGCTTTTATTTGCTATAGTCAAGCACACAAATGATATGTTAAATTGTTTTTATTAATAAAGATTGAAACGAGGAACACGCATGGCGCTTGCCGACATGCGCAACATGTCTCTACGATTAAGAATCCTAGGCATTCTCTTCCTGAGTTTCCTTCTCATTTTCTGAAACGTAGACATTCGGCGCCATCTCCACCGATTCCTAGACTCAATATTGTACTTCTTTCGCATGCGCTCAGGGCCGGAAGGTGCCTTGTTCTTGACGTACTCATTCCATAGCTCTAAACCTTCCTCATCCAAAAAGTCTAAAATTCGTTGAGCATAAGGTTGGTCATGTTTCTCATACAGCCAATCGTGCACACTAAGACCACTCATTGTCGGATGCGACCGTAAGAAGGACGGCTAAATGGTAGTCTTCTAGTAGGTTTGGTAAAATTGTATCTGATAGGACGACGTGCAGAAAACGCCCTACGAGGGATACGTCTCATAGCTCTTCTCATAAACGCCATAATGAGCTCTGTCTAAAACGGCGCAAATATCTTCTGTGCCACTTTGGACGTTTCCGCTCCAACCGGTCATCTACGCCATTGTTATTTCTATCAATGAAACCAGAAAACCGATTGTGCTTCTTCTTTGACACATTAACTGGGCGTATGGGATCATTGCCACCATTTCCGGTTATTCCTGTCGCTTTACTATGATCGCCAGGCTCAGGGTCTCCTGATATAGAATCTGACGGCTTGTCATACACTGGGTCGTTAGAACCACTACGTGTCAACGTAAGCCAACTACCTTGACCTATCATCCAATCAACAAATGCTTTAGCCGTCATCCCAGTTGCCGTTAACACAGACATCAACCCTTTCGCCTGACTAGCACGCTCGGCTAACGCCATATCAGCATCACGTATAGCCTGAGCGGCCTGAGAATCGCTAATCTTGTACTCACTATACATCTTGGCAATCTGGGTATACGCATGATCGTGCAACATAGCAGCACGATCTAAATCATTCACAGGCTGAACACCTTTCTGAATGTTCTCCATATAATCCGTTCCAGGACCAAGATAATTGTAACCCATTCTTCTCAAAATCCATCCTAAAAACCCACCATCATCCACAGGAGTCTTTCCATCCTGCTCACCAGGACTATCCTGCACAGCAACCAGTTTGAAAACACCGAACAAATCATCGTAAACAACTTCCCAATGCTTGTCAACGGGAGGAGGAGGAGCCCTCGCCAATATATCCAAAACCTGCTGCACGCCAGGTTGTTGCAGCAACATCTTCCTAACTTCATCAGGATCCTTTCCAAGCTGTTTAGCTAAATCAAACACTGTGTGTTCAAACTGATCCACAGTCCTAAACGTGATATCTGTTACAGGCCGCATATCAGGCGTTACTACATCACCTTGCACTTGCACACTTCCACTAACTGCTGGAGTAGTCATGATCAGTCAAATATCTTCTGGTAAAGTTTTATTGTTGAAAACATCAATTAGAAAGGAGCGGCATCAGCGTTATACGCACAAGCGTAAAAACGAATGGAGAAACCAGGAGAAGTAGTAGACCAGCCAGTAATGGTGCCGTTGTTCGCCAGTCCAACTTTGAATGCATCACCAGCATTCAGTTTGACAGCAAACGCTGACATCTGAATAGTAGTGGTGAAACCAGCGGTGTATCTCTCATTCACCTTCTGTCCATCAGGCAAATCAAGCACACCAGAAACCGTTTCAGTGTACGTGTTAGATGAAACGGGACGCACACCCAGACGCAACGCGTTGGGTGAACTCCACGCACCACTAGCACCAGCCAAACTGATCAAGCACATAAACTCACAATCGTGGATAGCAATAAGCTCCTGCGTACTAGGGTCTTGGTTGAAATACATATTCCCACCAAGACTCACATTGGAAGGCTTATCAACCTGACCTACACCATACAGAACACAAGGTGTGCCAATGGCTGCAGCACCAGTAGCGTTGCGAAACATCGCGTGTGATGCAGACTGCATACTCGAAGCTACCCTGACGGGTACCTGCAGAGCAAGCGGACCATCAGACACTACACTCTCAACGGTGCTCTCAGCCTTGCCGAAGGCAATAGCATACTCAACATAGACACGTCCATACGTGTACGAAAATTTGGCTTTGTCTGAAGGCGTAGCACCCATAGCTTCGAGGCGCTTAGCTTCGAAATCGCTGAGAAAATCACTAACTTGAATACCAAAAAGACCAGGAAAATATTCAAGAGGATCAAAACGGAACGGAGCCGACATTACGCCATTGCCAACGTTTGCCGCTATGTTAATAGGAGGAAACGTTTCACGAATATAATACTCATTCCGCGAAGCACACAGACTCTGAGGAACACTCAACATGTGCTTCGCCCACACAGCACCATGGACACTAACACCGCGCTGAGTAAGATCACCCATGTCAAGAGCTTCCTTGTCGAAGACGACATTCGTGGGGTCAGGATCATACCACATAGCAGCAAGGCCAGTCATTGATGACGGGCATTGTGGCTCATACACAAACTTCAGATCCAGGAACTTGTACGTTTGAAACAGTTTCGCCATCTTGGACATCCACGGAAACATGGAAGCATTTGCAGGATTCAAAACAGTTTGGGTTGAACTTTTGGGAACACTCCAAGAAGGAGTCTTCGCTTCGTAGATAGATTCGAACTTGACAGCGAACACATGATCACGCCCACGAACTGTTATGCCCTGCCGTCCTTGACCCTGTCCAACACTAGTGGAGCTGGCAACCGGCGCCATGCGCGAATAAAACTTGTTAGTCGACCAACGAGACATGTTTCTGAGAAAAGAGAAATTGCAAATGATGCAACTCTAGGTTTATTGCTCTCAAACTACTGCTTGGCGACTCTAAAATTCGCTGAACAAGCAGAATTGAACACAGACTTGTTCTTGGGAGTGGGCACATACTCACCAAAAAGAGTCTCAACAGATATCCTGCGTTTGAGTTGACCAATGTCTTCCTCAGAACGATCACGATAGAGCTGTTCAACGGTAAACGGACAAGTAAAAATAATCGTCTTCGCAAGCAACTGTCTCGAACCACCCTTCGTCTCAACACGGTAACCGTAACGGTCACAAATCCGAAGAAGCTCATGAAAAGTGCAAAAATCCTTGCGAAAATCATCCACAATAATAGCCTCGTGAGCATCGTAGCCCTCAAACCAACGCAAATTCTTGCCACTCATCCAAGAATCAGGGAACTCTTCTTTCGCTTTTCTAGTCTTTCCTGAACCAGTGGAACCATAATACCACCTCACTTCAGTCTCAAAATCACGCTCTTTCTCAACATACTTGAGAATAGCCTCAGCACACTTGATTCCTTGATAGGAACCAATCTCACGGGCAACCTCACGCATTCCACCACCATCCTCAAGAATCTCACGCACTCTAGTGATGTCACTCCTCTTCCCTGGAACCGCATTCTCACCATATTCCCAGGGACCATCAACACGCGACTCTTCTTTCGTGCAATAGGTTACACACTGTGATTCATTACCCTTGCACGTCTCACAATGAACACCACTCTCTGGCGGAAAAAGTTTCACAACTCTCGCACGCGAAACAGCCG